CACCATCGGCGAGCGTGATGTGACGGTCAACGTGAACTCTCCAGGTGGCGACTTCTTCGAAGGCGTGGCTATCTATAACCTGCTGCGCGAGCACAAGGCCAAGGTGACCGTAAATGTGCTGGGGCTGGCGGCTTCTGCTGGCTCCATCATCGCCATGGCAGGTGATGAGATCCGGATGGGTGAGGGGACTCACCTCATGATTCACAACGCCTGGGCCGTGGTGGTCGGAAATCGCCACGATCTGGCGGACTCCGCTGACGTGATGGCCACGTTCGACTCGTCGATGGCGAGCTTGTACGCTGCCCGGACCGGTCTTTCGTCGGAGACGGTGGCCGACATGATGGACAAGGAAACCTGGCTGACTCCGGCAGACGCTATCCGGGACGGGTTTGCGACCGGAATGCTGTCTGCCGCTGATATCAAGTCCGATCCGAAGGCCAATAGTCAGCAGCGTGCCAAGGCACTCATTGATGTGGCCATGGCGAAGGCGGGTCATTCTCGCTCTGTTCGCAAGGACGTTTTCAAGAACCTGTTTTCCGGCACGCCTGGCGCTGCCGACCCACCAGCCATGCCCAGCGCTGGCAACACTGAAATCGCAGCGCTGCTGCAATCCACCATCAACACTTTGAAAGGTCAATGATGCAACAATCGAACATCATCATCCGTCGTCGCGGCATCATGGGCGTGCGCGCTGACACTGGCTCCATGCCGCCCGAACTGCGCCAATCCGTGGAGGCCATGAACAAGGCCTTCTCGGATTTCAAGGCCGAGCACACCAAGCAGCTGGATGACATCCGTAAGGGCTTGCCGTCGGCTGACCAGACCGCCAAGGTCGAGGCGATCAGCGCCAGCATGGACAAGCTGCAGAAGGAAATCGCTGAAGCCCACACCAAGATCGCGGCTTCCCAGATGAACGCGGGCGAGAAGAAGCTGCGCGACGCCGAATACACCGGTGCCTTCCAGTCCCACATGCGCTCCGGGGAGATCCAAGCCTCGCTCAGCAAGGGTTCGGCCGAAGATGGCGGCTACACCACGCCGGTTGAATGGGACCGCACCATCACCGACAAGCTGGTTTTGGTCTCCCCCATCCGTGCCATCGCCTCGGTGATGTCGACCTCCAAGGCCGGCTTCAGCAAGCTGTTCAATATGCACGGCACCGGCAGTGGCTGGGTCGGTGAGGCGGACGCTCGCCCGGAAACCAACAGCCCGAAGCTGAAGCCTCTGACCTTCTCCCATGGCGAGATCTACGCCAATCCCTCGGCTACCCAGCAGCTCCTGGATGACTCCGAGATCGACATCGAACAATGGCTGGCGACCGAAATCGAGACCGAATTCGCCAAGCAAGAAGGCGTAGCGTTCGTCTCCGGCGACGGCAACAAGAAGCCGATGGGCCTGCTGACCTACGTGACCGGCGGTGCAAATGCTGCCGTTCACCCGCTGGGCGCTATCGCACTGATCAACAGTGGCTCGGCTGCCGCGCTGACTTCCGACGGCATCATCGACTTGATCTACGGCCTGTCGTCGGCTTTCGCCGGCAATGCCCGCTTCATCATGAACCGCAATACCCAAGGCGCGGCCCGCAAGCTGAAGGACGGCCAGGGCAACTACCTGTGGCAGCCGTCCTATGTTGCTGGTCAGCCGGCGACCCTGGCCGGATATCCCATCACCGAAGTGCCTGATATGCCCAACGTCGCTGCCAATGCGGTGCCGATCATGTTCGGCGACTTCAAGCAGGGTTACCAGATCATCGACCGCATCGGCATCCGCGTGCTGCGCGATCCGTACACCAACAAGCCCTACGTACAGTTCTACACCACCAAGCGTGTGGGCGGTGGCCTGCTCAACCCCGAGACGCTGAAGGGCCTGAAGGTTTCGGCTTAATTAACGCTGGGTCAATCTAAGGGGGAGGGCGGAAGTCGCGCTCTTCCTCTTTTTGGGAGAAATATATGAGTTTGCGAGTTTTTGCAAAGGCGTTCGAAGGCGTGCGCGATGGTGAAATCTATCCGACGAAGTTCGCAAAGGGAGAGGAGTGCCCACCTGAGCTGGAGGCTGGTGCGCTTGCGCTCGGCGCGCTGGAGCGTCTCATCGACGAAATGACCATCCCTCAGCTGAAAGCGGCACTGGATGAGCTGAAGATCACCTATGCCCAGAACGCCAAGAAGGAAGAACTGGTCGAGCAGTTGAAGGCGGCAGAGGCGAGCTGATGGGCCTGGTCAGCAAGGGGATTGCGCTCCAGCATTGCAAGGCAGATTCCGGCGCCGAAGATGAGCTGATGGATATTTACCTGGCTGCAGCAGAGCAGGCGGCTTCCGATTACCTGAATCGGCAGATCTTCGAGGATCAGGCAGCGCTTGATGCTGCGGTGGCGGCAGGCACGGGTGGCGTGGAGCCTATTGTGGTGGATGCCGCCATTAAGGCCGCGATCTTGCTGACCTGTGGTCATCTGTACGCTAATCGCGAGGATGTGGTGATCGGCGCAACGGCAGTCGCCCTTCCCAACGGCGCGCAAGCACTGCTGCGACCGAAACGCAACAACGTGGGGCCGTAGCATGCGTGCTGGTCAATTGAACCGACAGATATCGCTTCAGCGGAAGCTTGAGATCAAAAACGATGCTGGCGATATCGTAAAGTCGTGGACGGAGTTGTCGAAGACTTGGGCCAGGAAAATCGACCTTTCTGGCCGTGAGCTTGAGGCGGCTATGTCAATCAGCCAAGAAATAACCGTTAAGTTCTTGGTTCGCTATCGTGAAGGCGTGGTACATGGCATGCGCATCCTGCTGGGAGGTGAGTCTTATCATGTGATCGCCGCGCTCGATAAAAAAGGAAATCAAGACGAGCTGCAAATTTATTGTTCGCGAGGCCTAGTCGATGGCAACGATGCAGACTGATGGCTTCGACGAAGTTATTCGGATGCTAGAGGGATTGCCCGATAAAGTTGGATCCGACGCATTGCGATCCGCTGCGAACGCCGGGGCCTCAATCATCAAGGCAGAGGTTATAGCGCGCGCACCTCGGAAAAAAGGAATTCTGGCTGACAACATTTACCAGAAGCATATTGAGGAGATTTCCTCGGAAACCTCGCAGACCTATCACGTTTCATGGCGCAAGAAGGGGAAGAGCGAGGTGCCGTTCTACGGCGTCTGGGTGGAATATGGTCACTGGTATGTTCCTCCTAAGCCGGATGGCATTACCTGGAAGAGACATCGAGCGGATGCAAAGCCGGTCTTTGTTGCTGCTCACCCATTCCTGCGGCCTGGGTACGAAGCGAAGAAGGACGCGGCGCTTAGTGCGATGAGGGACAGGCTAAAGGAGCGCATATCTGAAGCGCTGAGGGGAAGGTAATGCTGGAAAAGTTGGTAATGGAACTGCTCAACGATTTGGTTGGTAGCCGTGTCTATTTTGACCATGCGCCTGATCAGGTGGATCGCCCCTATATCGTCTTGCTACAGGTCGGTGGAGAGTCGGTTGAGTTCTTGGATGGCCCCTCCGACAAGGACTTCGTCCGCTTGCAAATTGACACCTATGCAGAAACGCGCACGGCGGCCAACGAGCTAATGTCGCAAGTGCGTCTCCGCTTACGGACGCTACAAGCTTCGGCTATCGGTGCTCCAGTCAGTTTGTATGAGAGTGCAGTAGCGCTTTATCGGCGCAGTTGTGATTTCCGCATCTTGGCAACAGCTTAGATTCACATCAAATCTTCTAACAGGCCCCGTTCCGGGGCCATTTCTTTTTGAAAGGGGACATCATGTCCTATACCTTGCCGGACGGTTCCAAACTCTCCATTGCCGCGACCTTTGGTTCCGCTGTGGCCATGACCGCGCTGTCCAACGCCTTGGAAGCAATTGGCACGGTCGCAGCTGGCGCTGCCTTGGCAGCCGGTGACATCGTTGTCGTCACCGCTCCTGGCTGGTTGAAACTCAACCAGCGCGTCGCGCGCATCAAGAACTTCAACGCCGGCGCCGTCACGTTGGAGGGCATCGACACCTCCAACACGGACAAATTCCCGGCTGGAAGTGGCGTCGGCAGCCTGCAAAAGGTTCTGACCTGGCAGCAGATCCCGCAGGTGACTGCGTTCGAATCGGCTGGTGGCGATCAGAACTTCGCCACGGTGGAGTTCCTGGACGACGACCAACAGCGTCAGGTTCCCACCACCAAGTCGCCGCAGACGCTCTCGATCACGGCAGCGGACGATCCGACCTCGCCCCATGGTGATGTCCTCTCGGCCGCTGATGACGCCCGCGCGATCCGTCCTCTGCAGCTGGCGCTGCCCAGCGGTCCGAAGATCTTCTATAACGGTTACGTGTCGTACAACGCGACCCCAACCCTCACCAAGGGCAACATCATGACCACCAAGGCGTCCCTGGCCCTGGTGTCCCGTCCCACTCGCTACCAGACCTAAGGTGATGCATGCTCAAACTGCAACCTAATCCGACTTTCATCCTGCCCGTGGATGTTCCGGTGGCCGGCGAGCCCCAGCCGACCAAAATCAAAGTGACCGCCCGCTATCACAAGCCCGAAGAATTGAAGGCGCTGCTGGACGAGAATCCGGAGATGACCATCGACGAATTCGTGATGGCCAATGTCGTCGGCTGGGATGGTGTCGAGGGAACGTTCAGCGAAGACAGTCTCCGCGCGCTGCTGCGCAGCTATCACGGCTTGGCCCTCGTGATTCACAAGGCTTACTTCGCCGAAGTGTACAAGGCCGCCCGGGGAAACTGATCGCCGCTGCGGAGTTCCTCTACACCCCGGAGCCGGATGTCGCACAGCTTGCAGCCCTCGGGCTGACTCCGGAGGATCTCGGCGATAAGTCTTCTTTTGATGTCTTTCCCGAGAATTACCCGTCAGTCGAGGTGTTCAATGCGGTGCGCACGCAGTGGCGTACAGATATGGGGGTGCCGATTGGACTGGATTACTCGGCGCTCCCAGCTGTTATGCGGCTGTTCGGAGTTCCTGCTGTGCAGCGGAGGAGGGTGTTTGACGACGTGAGGGTAATGGAACACGCAGCGATTTGCTTGATGCGTGAACAGTAATGGCCGCCCTCGGGCGGCGCTTCTTCTGGGTAATTTGGATATGGCTAAATCTGGCGCAGGTGACCTGGCTGGCAGCGTAACGGTCGGTTTGACGGCCGAAATGGATCAGTTCAAGGCCGATATGCGGGAGGCTGGTCAGGCCGTCCGCGAAGTGCAAACCGAGGCGAGCTCGGCAGCGGCAAAGATCGTGCCGGCACTGAACCAGATCTCGGCGGCTGGTACTTCGGGTGCTACGGCATTGAGTGCCGCTCAGCAGCGCTATTTGGAAGGCTTGCAGCGCCAGGTAGCTGCAGCGCAGGGCGGTAAGGTCGCCTCATTGGAGCTGCGCGCGGCGCAGCTCGGCGTCTCGGAAGCGGCTGCTCCCTTGCTAGCAACATTTCGCCAGTTGGAGGCAACACAGCGCAAGAATGCTGAGGCGGCGAATTCCGTATCTGTAGCGGTCAAAGCTCAGGCCGAGAGCGAAGAGGATGCTGCATCCCGTATCCGGGCGTCGGTGGCGGCATCCCTGGAAAAGACTGCTGCCCTCAACAAGGAAATCGAGGCATCGCGTGCTGCTGCGGCGGCCGCTCGGGAGGCAGGCGGCCGAAACGCGCCGGCCGGTACTGACCGCATCGATGCCTCTCTGCAGAACCGCGCCCTGCAGGAGACTGCAGATCGGGTCGCAGAGGTCAACCGGGCGCTTGGGTCTATCGGCCGTGGTGCGAGCAGCCAGAAGGAGTTGCAGGCCCAGACCGACAAGTTGGTGAGCCTGTGGGGGCAAGGTCGGATCTCGGCCGAGCAGTACGCTGCAGCGGTCAAGCAGCTGGACCTGAGCGAAGCGCAACTGAACAAGACCAGTGCCGAGGCTGCGGCGAAGGCCGACGCTTTCATAGCGCGCCTGAAGGATCAGGCCGCTACTGCTGGCAAGAGTGCGAAGGAGCTCTTGGAATATCGGGCTGCGCAGCTTGGAGTGACCAGCCAGGCCGCGCCATTGATTGAGCAGATCGAGAAGGCCGAAAAGGGTATGCATGGCTTCAGCCTGGCTACCAGCGGAAGTCGCAGAGAGTTGGGCGTCCTGGCGCGGGAAATCGCCAGCGGCAACTTCAGCGGTGCCAGCCGCTCGTTCTCGATCTTCGCTGAGCAGTCAGGCTTGATGCCGGCTCTGTTGTCGCCTACCACGCTTGCGATTGGCGGACTGGTTGCCGCTGTCGGCGGCCTGGCTGTGGCTTACCTCCAGGGGCATGCCGAAGAAAAGAAGTTCGCAGACGCGCTGGTGGTGACCGGGAATGCTGCCGGCACCACTGCGGCCAGCCTGCACGATATGTCGGTGCAGGCCGCTGGCACGCTCGGCAGCTTGTCGGCAGCGAAGGAGGTGGTCCTGGAGCTGGCAAACAGTGGAAAGTACTCTGCCGAACAAATCGGCATGATCGCCACCGTCGCCGTGGACATGCAAGTGGCCACAGGCCGTGCGGTGAAAGACACGGTGCGCGAGTTTGAGGAGCTGGCCCGCTCCCCCGTTGACGCCAGCGCAAAATTGAATGAGCAGTATTACTACCTGACGCAGTCGGTATATGACCAGATAGCTGCGTTGCAGCGACAGGGAGACACCCAGGCGGCCATTGACCTGGCCGAACGTTCTTACGCTGATGCTATGGGCTCGCGGGCGCGCACCATCAATGAGCACATCGGCACCATTGAGAGTGCTTGGAAGCGGGCAAAGAACGCGGTGATGGGCTTCTGGGATACCGTGATGAACAGCGGTCGTACTGACATGCTTGAGCATGATATTGCTGAGTATGAGAAGCGTCTGGCTACGCCGATGATCAAGTCGGACCGTGATGTGCTGCAGTCGCGCGTCGATGGAATGAAGAAGCAACTGGCGGCGCAGAAGGAACTGGCGGCACAACAGGAGGAAGCTGCGAAGAGCGGAGATGCTTCGATACAGGCCGCGCGCTCGGTCGATCAACTGACCGAGTCGGTCGACAAAAGCATTCGCAAGCGGAATGAGCTGGCGAAGCTTTCCCAGAATTTCACTGCCATGATGCGGGAAGCAAACCGTACGGGTGCTGCCAATGATCGCCTGGACGGAGTGGTCTTTAGTGAGTCCGGAAACCCGCTCTCGGGCGGCCTGTTCGCCAAGCTGCAGAAGGACATCGAGGATAAGTACAAAGAGAAAGCGCCCTCTGGTACTGACAACGCGCTCAATGCTCAGATCAAGGCCATCCAGGGGCAGATGCAAGAAGCCGAGCGTGGCCTGCGCACGACGATTCAGAACAACAAGGCTCTGTATGACGTCGGTTTGCTTAACACACAGGACTACCTGCGGGCCGACTACGAGGCCCGTCGCGCGGGGCTTGATAAAGAGATGGCACTCGCCCAGCAGCAGGAAGCGATAGCCGGACGGAAGAAGAACCTGAGTGCGCTTGAAGAGGCAAAGAATCAGCAGCGCAAGATCCGCGATGAGCAGCTGCAGAACGAGCAGAAGTATGCCAACGACACTCGTTCTCTCATGGAGAAAAGCGCGCGCGATGTGCAGGCATACGTAGATTCGCTCAACGCCTCCTACAACACGCGCGCGGCGGCGATCCGGAATTTGATCGATGGTGCCGGCTTGGGCGATGCCGCGCGGGATCAGCTGAATCGTCTCAACCAAGTGCAGCAAGAGTTTGACCGCGCAGCTGACGCCTTGCGCAAGTCGCGCGAGAAAGGCGAGGCCCACGGTGGCATCAGCCAATCGCAGTATGACCAGGAGCTTGCCGCCCTGCAGACGAGCTTGGAGGCCCGTCTACAGCTGGAGCGTGACTATTCTGAGCAAACGAAGAAAGTGCAGCAGGATGGTTGGGTGGGTGCGAGCCGGTTTATGCAGAACTACGCTGACCAGGCAGCAAACGTCGCGGGGCAGGTGGAGAGTCTCTTCAGCTCGGCCGCGCGCGGAATGGAGGATGCATTTGCGAGCTTCGCCACGAGCGGCAAGTTGAGTTTCAGTGACCTGGCGAAGTCGGTCATTGCTGACATCGCCCGCATGCAGGCGCGTGCTGCGATTTCTGGTCTCTTCAATATGGCAATCTCCGCTGCGGCGTCGGCGTTCGGGCCGAGCTCCTCCGGAACGGCATCTTCATCTAGTACCGCTGACTACTGGCAATCCACCGCTGGTGGAAGCTTGGGTTTCAAGGCAAACGCATTGGGTGGAGTCTATGAATCGCCATCGTTGAGCGCGTATAGCGGTCAGGTCGTATCGCGTCCGACGCTGTTCGCCTTCGCGAAAGGGGCGGGGCTGATGGGCGAGGCCGGTCCGGAAGGCATCTTTCCCCTAAAGCGCGGGCCTAATGGAGCCCTCGGGGTACAGGCGTATGGAGCCGGCGCGCCGATCTCGGTCGCGACGACTGTCAATCTCTACGGTGACGGCTCTAGCGATAGCTCGACCAAGTCGGAGAGTGATGCTTCTGCCAAACAGCTCGGCGATCTTGTGAATCAGCTGATCAGTCAGCGTTTCTTAGCAGAGCAGCGGCAGAATGGCGTGATCTGGAAGATTCGTAATGGGGTACCAAGCTGATGACGATTGAAACTTTCTCCTGGCAGCAATCCGGGGCTCGCACGCGGCAGGCGAAATTCGGTTTGCGTACGGTCGGGTTCGGTGATGGTTACGAGCAGGTGGGAGTAGCTGGATTGAATCCTATCCAGGACACCTGGACGATCAGCGTTTCTGGTTCCGAGCCCCTCATTGAAGAGGTTGAAGAGTTCTTGGATCGCAACGGCGGTGCTGGAAAAGCCTTTTACTGGAACGCGCCACGCAAGGGCCAAGTTCTGGTGCGCGTGAGCGAAAGCGGATACTCCACCTCAGATGCCGGCGGTGGAGTGTCTACTGTGACCGTGACTTTCAAGAGAGTGAACGCTCCATGAGCATCCGTAGTGATGTCCAGAAGCTTGAATTGGGCGAGGTGGTCGAGTTATTTGAGCTGGACGCGACCGCCATCAGCGGGGATTTCTTGCGATTCCACGGCTACGCGCAGGAGTGGTCGATCTGGTGGCAAGGCAACGAATACTCCGCTTGGCCCATCAAGGCAGAGGGATTTGCGAAAACGAGCGACGGGCAACCACCTACGCCCAAGCTGACAGTTGCCAATATCGACGGGTCGATAGGTGCGGCCTGCCTATATCTGGACGATTTTGTGGGTGCCAAGCTGACTAGGCGAACCACTCTCGGAAAATACCTTGATGCTCAAAACTTTCCGGACGGGAATCCTGACGCAGATCCGGATGAGGAATTTCCGCCGGAGATCTGGTACGTCGAGCAGAAGACATCGGAAACCGACGAAGTAATCGAGTTCGAGCTTTCTAGCCCGTTAGACTTTGACGGGCTACAGCTACCTGCTCGGCGGATTGTCGCAAACCTCTGTGCCTGGGAATATCGCAGCGCGGAATGTGGTTGGACAGGAGTGGCGTTCTTCAACTCGAAGGACCAGCCAGTTGCGAATGCGAACCTAGATAGTTGTGGCAAGCGACTTTCCTCATGTCGGTGTCGGTTCGGCGACTATTCCGAATTGCCCTACGGTGGGTTTCCTGCCGCTGACATCATACGAGCAAACTGATATGAGCCCTGAAATCGAAGCCGCGATCCGCGCTCATGCGGTGGCCGACTACCCGCGTGAATGCTGCGGACTGATTATCAATGAAGGTGGTCGAGAGGTGTACGTCCGCTGCCGCAATGTCGCTGCCACAGGCCGACAGGGAGACCACTTCGTATTGTCCAAAGCAGATTACTTTGCCGCAGCGGACCGTGGAGAGTTGCTTGCCCTTGTGCATTCCCACCCTGATATGCCCGCTCGGCCAACGCAGGCTGATCGAGTCAGTTGCGAGGCGTCGGGCCTTACCTGGTTCATCGTGCGCGTCGATGGCAGTGAGGGCAGCGTCGAGACCGCCGAGATTGAGGAGCTTGCGCCATCGGGTTACAGGGCTCCTCTGGAGGGGCGTGAGTTCTACCATGGCGTCCTCGATTGCTATGCCCTGGTCCGCGATTGGTTTGAGCAGGTGCGCGGTATCACGCTGCCTGATTTTGCCCGCCGCGATAACTGGTGGGGCGATGGAAGTGGTGAAGATCTCTACATGAAGCATTTTCGGTCAGCTGGCTTCCAGCCAGTTGAGCTTGAAGATCTTCGCGTCGGTGATTGTTTCTTGATGCAGGTGCGGGCAAACGTGGTCAACCACGCGGCAGTATACGTCGGCGACGGCAAGATTTTGCACCACCTCTATGGCAGGCCGTCGCGCCACGATATTTACGGGGGCTATTGGCGCGAAGTGACGCGTTTGGTAGTTCGTTACAGCGGAAGTTAGCCGGCACAAGCCGGCTTTTTTTTAGCCACGATATGAACGAAAGCTTAAAGACAATTCGGCTGTATGGAAATCTCGGCGCGAGATTTGGCAGAGTTCATCGCTTGGCCGTATCGAGCGCTCGCGAGGCTGTAAAAGCCTTGTGCGTTCTGCTGCCCGGATTCGAGCGCGAATTGATGACAGCGCATACCCGAGGTGTGGTCTATTCTGTTTTTCTTGGGAAGTCCAATATCACGGTCGAGCAGCTGGCTTATCCTGCCGGAAGTGACGACATTCGTATCGCGCCTGTCCTTCGGGGGAGTAAGCAAGCTGGGGCCTTGCAGACCATCGTCGGCGCGATCATTGTGGTTGTCGGTGCTGTAGTCAACTACTTCTTCCCCGGCTCCGGTGTCCCAATCATGCAGTTCGGTCTCGCCATGATGGCTGGAGGTGTCGTACAGATGCTCGTTCCACAGAAGGGAGGAACATCTACGCAAGACCAGCCAGACAATGCTGCCAGCTACAACTTCAACGGAGCAGTGAATACAAGTGCCCAGGGCAATCCTGTTCCCTTGGGCTACGGGACGATGATGTGTGGATCTGCGGTTATCTCGGCCGGTATCTTTGCGGAGGATCAGGCATGAGAGGTCTGGTTGGATATGGCGGGGGTGGAAAGAGTGGCAGTGAAGGACATGCTGCCGAAGAGGCGCCGGATAGCCTCAAGAGCATTTCCTACGCTAAGGTGATTGATCTGGTCTCAGAGGGGCCAGTGGTCGGCTTAGTGAATGGTGCTCAGTCGATATTCCTTAATGAGACGCCTTTGCAGAACGCGGACGGCTCGTACAATTTCTCTGGCTTCCAATGGGAGTTCAGGCCCGGAACCCAATTTCAATCCTACATCCCAGGCTTCCCGGAAGTCGCCAACGAGTTAGCGGCATCGAGCGAGCTGCGCTCGGATACTCCGTGGACGCGAAGTATCACGAACCTTCAGCTGTCCGGCCTGCGTGTGCGTCTGTCGGTCCCAGGACTGAGCCAGACCGATAATTCGAATGGTGATGTGAAGGGGTATAGGGTCGAGTATGTCATCGAGCTTTCGACAGATGGTGGTGCGTTCCAGGTGGTCGTCAGTTCGGCGTTCGACGGAAAAACGACCAGTAAGTACAGTCGCAGCCACCGATTCAATTTGCCCCGCGCCACGGTTTCCGGCTGGCGCGTGCGGGTACGCCGCCTGACGCCGAATGCCAATAGTGCGCGCATCGTCGATACCACGATGGTCGAGTCCTATACCGAGTTGATTGATGCAAAGCTGCGCTATCCGATGTCGGCGTTGATGGCGCTGATGGTCGATGCCTCGCAGTTTCAGAGCGTTCCATCACGGGCGTATTTGATGAAGTTGCGCATCATCGCGGTACCGTCGAATTATGACCCTGATGCGCGAACCTATTCGGGGCTCTGGGACGGCACTTGGAAGCCGGCCTGGACCGATAACCCGGTCTGGATCTATTACGACCTGGTGCTGCACAAGAGGTACGGAGCTGGAAAGCGGGTCGATGCATCGCAGATTGACAAGTGGGAGCTTTATCGCATCGCTCGATATTGCGACGAGCTGGTGCCTGACGGGAAGGGTGGTTACGAGCCACGCTTCGCCTGTAACGTGTACATCCAGAAGGAGGCCGCGGCATATCGGGTGCTGCAGGATCTGGCGTCGATCTTCCGTGGCATCGTCTACTGGGGCGGCGGCAAGATGATGACGTCGGCCGATATGCCTGGCGACCCCATGTATGTGTACACGGCTGCCAATGTTGTTGACGGGAAGTTCACCAGGGTTGGCAGCAGTCGCCGTACACGCTACACCACCGCGCTCGTGAGCTGGAATGACCCGACTGACTTCTACCGCGCCAAAAATGAGTATGTTGAAGACGCCATCGGTATTGAACGGTACGGTTTTCGTCCATTGGAGCTGACAGCGTTCGGCTGCACATCACAAGGGCAAGCCCAGCGGGCAGGTCGTTGGGCACTGGCCACTTCAAGGTTGGAAACCGAGACGATTACCTTTCAGGTGGGCATGGAGGGAGCAATTGCTGCGCCTGGCCAGATCGTCCGGGTAGCAGATCCCAAAAAGATGGGCCGCCGAAATGGTGGGCGTATCCGAGCGGTCAACGGTCGGACCATCACCTTGGATAAGGCTCCGACGGTGTCGCCAGGCGATACGTTCACAGTCATCATGCCGACTGCGGTATCTGAAGATCGCTTGGTGGAGTCGGTAGATGGTGATGACGTGACTGTGACGGTTGCGTTTTCTTCTACTCCTGAGCCGCAATCGATCTGGTATGTCGGAAGCGTTGACCTGGTCGCGCCAACCTACAAGGTGATGTCGGTAACTCAGAAAGATGGTCTCATTTTCGAGATCACAGCTCTCCAGCATGAGCCTGGGAAATTCGATTATGTAGAGCAGGGCACCGTGATAGGTGATCGGCCGACCAGCGTGGTACCAATGCGGTTTCAGCCCCCGCCTACCAACGTTAGATTGTCGACCTATACGACCTCCACGAAGGGGGCCTCGATAACAACGCTTGTGATCGCCTGGGACGCGGCTGTGCGGGCAAGTGAGTACCAGGTCGAATGGCGGCGCGATAACGGTGAATGGTATGCATTGCCGCGCACGGGCGGACTCAGTGCTGAAGTCCCAGGGATCTATGCCGGTGCCTATCAAGTACGCGTAAGGGCATTCAACAGCATTGACGTTGGTTCAGCCGTGGCGCTTAGCAATGTGACACCGCTGCAGGGAAATCAGGGCCCGCCACAAGACGTTCCTTGGTTCTCGATCAACGGGGATGTTCTGACATGGGGCGCTGTCATTGATGCGGAGCTTGCCGGGTATCGATTGAGATATCACTACGGTTCTAACCGAAGCTGGGGTGATGCCAACGATCTGGTAGACGGCTTGGTCATGAGCAGCCCTTACAAGCTTGTCTCTACACCGCAGGGGCCGTTGACGCTGTTGATCAAGGCCGAAAACCGCCAGGGGGATGTCTCAAACTCCCCGAGTTACATCGTCACGCAGCTCGGGGATGCGCTGGTGGCAAACGTGGTGGAGGAGTTCGATTTTCATGCAGACGGATATCCCGGAGTGATTGACGGAGCTCAGATCATCGATGGAGCTTTGCTCGCCGAAGGCACGCTGCAGTTCTGGAAAAACGATCTCGCTGATTTCTGGCCGCTAGATGATAGTCAGGTGTTTTTCTCCGATAGCTACAAAAGGATGGTGTACGAGACGCCCGCGATTATCCCTGCGGCCGTGGCGGCCAGCTTGCAGTTGACTCTGGACGTGGAGTTTCAGGGTGGGGCTCGCACGATTGAATATCGGTCGGGAGGCGGAGAGCCCTTCTTCCAGGCAGACGGGATGCAGTTCTTTGCCGGCGATGATGATCTGTTCTATCGGCCTTTGTCTGGATACATACCCTGGCCAGGATCATTGGCCGCTCAGGCCATTCAATATCAGTTCCGCTTCAGCGTAGATATCGGGTCGGAGCGAGGCGAGATTGGGGAGTGTAAGGCGCTCATTGATGTCCCCGATATTGACGAGCGCTTTGATGATATCGCCATCTCAGAGACGGGTACGCGCCTACCTCTGAAGAAATCCTTCCTGAACATTCAGAACGTCCAGCTCACGCTGCAGGCAGACGGTGGAGCAGCGGTTACCGCTAGATGCATGGACAAGAGCCATGTATCGGGGCCATTGATTCGTTGCTTCAATAGTGCGGGAACTGCTGTCGCTGGTCTCGTAGACGCGCATATTCAAGGTTACTGAGGAGAAGTAAATGACGGCATTGCCGAGTAAGATTTTATTGAATGGGAGCAAGGTTCCCGCGACCACGCATGCAGAGATGCGCCAGGCGCTGGGTGATTTGCGGGATTTCATTGCCGCATTCCTGGGGGAAGACAGTGCCAATGCGGCTACGCTGAGAGGCGTATTGGCATTGCCTGACCCGGCTGCCACGGGGGGCGGGTGGGTGCGCGGCTTGTTCGGAAAGGCAAACGCGGCCGCTCCGACGACGAAGTATGACTTCACTTGTCTTGCTCGGGCCTATCGTAACCCTACCACCGGGGCAGTGTGGGCTTCGCGCAGCACGGCTGTTATCTCAGCGGATGCTGCGGTCGCTGGGCCGGCAGCCGGTGGACGGGACCAGCTTGCAGCATTCTCCAGCGGCTTCATTAACTTGTTCTTCATCGTTGATGATGACGGAAACGAGCGGGCCGTCTGGAGCAAAAACGCGCCTGGCCTCGGTCCCAATCCCGTCAGCGGCTTTTCCTCCTGGGTATATGGCCACACGGTCTACTGGGACGGATCCGCCATTCGCCGCTGCGTGTTGAGCGGATGCCTTAACTCGTATGCATCCCCTATCGGGCTTGGCGCAGTGGGGAATACTAGCGGTGGCGAGGTCGTGTTCAGTGGCCAGTCCTTATGGCCGGCATGGGCGAATAGGGTAGCTGCTCGCTGCTTCTCCTTCCTTTCCGCAAATTCCGGTGGCGGAGGCACAGCAGTTATCGATTACCGGTTCATCTCCGGTTACGTCGGCAAGGCGATCTCTGTTGGCGTGTCATCGGCCTCAGAGACCTCGTACTACAACGATGATATCGATTTCCCCAACCTGAATCAGCAGCTGATTGTCTCGGTTGCCCTTACCACAGGTGCACCGAACCTGAGTGCGATTCAGTCGCAAGTTTCCGTAACCAGCTTCACCGTGCCCAATGGAGATGTCGCATGACAAAGAAAGCGTTCTATTCAGCTGCCGATGGACGCCTCGTGGCCTATGGCTACCTGGAGGACTTCCCTGGCGCTGTCGGCGAGGACGTTCCGGACGACTTCGAAAAGCCGCTGTACGCCACGCGGTGGAATGGAGTCGAGTGGGTGGCAATGGATCGTGGCCCAGATTTTTCCATCGTCACTCCGTAGTAAGTAGGGTTGGCGCAGATTCTTGCGCTAAGAATTTCGCCACCTTTCTGCCCGCCGAGCGCGGGCATTTTCTTTTCAGGGGAACAAATGTCGAATGACATCGAGCAGATGCCGCGCACTCGGAGCATTTTTGACACGACGATCAATGTGCAAACGCTTTGCGCGGCGCTGATCGGTGCTGGGATCACAGTAACGTTTGGCTGGTTCCAGCTGGTCAGTGATGTGCGCGAGCTGAAGATTGAGGTTCGTAACAACAAGGTGGAGTCCGATACCCGTGCGGCCCGTATTGAGCAATCCCAGCATCAGGATAGGGCAGACAACAAAGAGCAATGGCGACTCACCAATGAAAAGCTGGACAAGATCTGGGGAATGATGATTCAAAACAGTGCCGGTGGTCGGCCCGAAATTAAGAGGTGGATGAAATGAAAATTCAACTGGTAGACGACAAGGGCGTTATTCACCGCCGCTGGAGCGTGCGCTTGGCCAAGGTGGGTGCCGCCGTCATGGCTGGCTGGGCCGCGTTGACTGGGGCGGGCCTTGGCAGCACCTTGCCCATCTGGGTTGCGCAGGCAGTGGCCGGCGTCATCCTGGTCTGCATCTGCGGTGCCGCGTATCTCAAGCAGCCCGAGCAGGGCGAGAAGGAGGGTGACGATGGACAAGCTCACTGATCATTTCTCGCTGGCGGAGATGACCGTCAGCGAGACCGCAGCGCGCAAGGGTATCGATAACACTCCATCGCCGGCCATCATCAAGAACTTGACGCGTACCGCGCAGCTTCTGGAGCGTGTGCGCGTGCTTTTGGGCAGTAAACCGATTCTCGTCTCGTCGGGCTATCGTTCGCCAGCCCTGAATGCTGCCGTGGGCGGATCCAAGACAAGCGCGCACATGCAGGGTCTGGCCGCCGACTTCATCTGCCCAGGTTTCGGCACCCCGCTGGCGATCTGCCAGCGGCTGGATTCACTGGGTGTGGAGTTCGATCAGCTGATCCAGGAGGGCACTTGGGTGCACATTGGCCTGGCCGCCGAGGGCATCAAGCCCCGTCGCCAGGTGCTGACCGCCAGATTTTCCTCCAGCGGTACCACCTATGGGGGTGGCCTGTGATCGCGCTCTTACTCAAGGTCTGGCCCTGGTTGGTTGGTATGGCCGGATTAATCGCCGGCCTGTTCATGCGCCAGCAGGCCAAGACTACCAAAGCAGAAGCTGCGCAAGAAGTTGCCGAGACCAAGCAAAAAACTGCGGAGCGCGAGGCCGCCGCTGCGCAATCTGGTGCCAATTCCGTAAAGGAGAGAACTGATGTTGAAAACACCATTGCTACTGCTCCCCCTGGCAGTTCTGCTACAAAGTTGCGGGACAACTGGAGCCGTGACTGAGTCACCTGTGATCGTGGACAACGGTTGCAAGTGGGCGCGTCCGATCTACGTCAGCAAGTCCGACAAGCTGACCGACCCCACCGCTGACCAGATCTTGGCGCACAACATGACCGGGCAAAGACTGTGTGGTTGGACGCCAAGCAAAAAGAATTGATAAGTATTGGCAAGCGGCAACGATACATCTACCCCTGAAGTGCTATAGTGCGGCCGCCGGCATTTCGTTCTTGGCCGGCATATCCCCGCCAGCGAAAACTGGCTTTACCCCGAGCTCCCAACGTGGAGGCTCGGGGCTTTTTGCGTTTACGCCTCTATATCGGCTATAGCTTGTAAAATGTAAATATCGGCCTGGGCTTATGAAGCGGACTACCAATCTTTCTCTGGATGGAAAATTGGAGGCGTGGCTGCAGCTGTGCGAAAAGGAAGTTCAGTAGATTTTGCTTTTGCTGACGCGTTTCATCGGTGGCTTGGTGATGCCATTTGGCAGAAAAATGCACACCATGAACAATAGAAAAAGGGCTCCAGCAAGCTGGAGCCCTTTTATTTTCTGGTAGGCCGTGCGGGATTCGAACCTGCGACCAACGGATTAAAAGTCTCATATGGCTGTATGTAAACACAGCTGCATACCGCTACGAGCCGCATACATCAAGGGTTTGGAGCTTAAAAATAC